GTATTGATACTTACACTAAGCAAGATGGTTTACTACATGTGTCTTTAACGCAACACATAACGTCTACTGGGCGCTTCTCAGGGCGAGAACCTAATATGCAGAACATGCCACGTGGGGGTACGTTCCCAGTTAAGCGGGTGTTCGTAAGCCGTTGGAGCGGTGGGAAAATATGTGAGGCAGACTTTGCTCAATTAGAATTTCGTATCGCAGCCTTCTTATCACAAGATCGTGTTGCTATGGAAGAAATAGATACAGGCTTTGATGTACACGCTTATACCTCAAAAGTTATATCTGATGCAGGGCAACCTACTACTAGACAAGAGGCAAAAGCTCATACATTCGCCCCTCTTTTTGGCGCTACAGGGCATGGCAGAACAAAGTCTGAAGCTGCTTACTACCACCACTTCCTTGATAAGTATAAGGGTATAAGCTCTTGGCATAAAAAGTTAGGAGATGAGGCTATACGCTTTCAAAAGATTACTGCTGTATCGGGTAGGCAGTACTCTTTTCCAAACACAGTTAGGCAATCAAATGGTAAGCCTACCAACTTTACTAGGATAAAAAATTACCCAGTGCAAGGGTTTGCAACTGGGGATGTTGTACCTGCAGTCTTACTTGAGATAGATAAGAGACTAAAGGACTTACAGTCGTGCTTAGTTAACAGCGTACACGACTCAGCGGTTATAGACATACACCCTAATGAAGAGAAGGAGGTTCTAAATGTTATTGATGATATCAATGCAAATCTAGGTGTAATTATAAACAAATACTATGGGGTAGAGATGAATGTACCCCTACTATTAGAAGCCAAAATGGGGCCGAATTGGCTTGACACTAAAGATGTTTAGTGGTACAACTACGGTTCATATTAAGCTCGAAAGGATATATAATGAGCAACGAATTAACTACTAGTTTTGCGGATGATGACTTTGCGTCAGCTATGGGTTTCTCTACTGAAGAGGCTTCAAGGTCTGGCCCAAGCATCCCTCGTCTGTCCCAGATGCAGTCACCTATTATGGTTGAGGGACTTGATGCGGATGGGGAATTAGAGGAAAAGGTTGTAGTACCTTTAGGGGCCTTTAAGCTTAAAGATGCCTCTGGTAATGAGGTCTACACCCGCAGCGTCGTTTTACGCCTGTTTGCCCAGCGCCAACAGTGGACGCAGTGGGATGGTGTTGCAGGGAAGATGAACAAGACTGTAATGGTTAATGTATTGAAGGGAGACCTTAAAGATACGCAAGGGACATTTAATAACGGACGCCCCAGCAAATATTTCAAAGATTGGAATACAGTAGACGCAGACACTCAGTCTCTAATTCGTAGTATCAAGAATACTAAAATATTGTTTGGTAAAGTTACACTAGGTAAGACAATAGATGCAGCAGGTAACGATGTAAAGGGTTACGAAGATGAGATTGATTTTGTCATGGATGTTAAGAATACTGACAGTAAGAAGTCTATTGATGAAGCAATTAAAGGTATTAAGTCTAAGCTGCTTGTACCTATTGAGCATACTATTAAGGTGTCTTCCAAGAAGGAGACAATGGCTACAGGTAATAAGTATGCCACTATTGTAGCTTCTCTTGGTAGTATAAGGCTTATGGATGAGGCTGATAAGGAAACGCTACGATCTTTTGTTGACTACGTTGACTATGCTAATGACTACGTGTTGGGAGAATGGAAGAAACTTAACAAGCCAGACGTTGCTATTGATCCTAAGATACTAGATGCTATCGTACAGGTAGAAGAGATACCGTTTTAGTATGGAGTTAAATCATGCCGCTGAGCTTCCTATTAAGATGCTCATGCGAGATGCTACTCTAGGAAAGTCAGAGATGTCAGAGGCGGTGATGGATAATGTCGCCTCTGATGTTAAAGATGGCTTAGATAAGCAATTCAACGGAGGTCCAAGAGGTAAGTTTAAACTCAGGATGTCTAACATTGGAAGACCTAAATGCCAGCTATGGTTTGAAAAGAATAGGCCAGAAGAGAAGGAGCCGTTTCCTGATCAGTTTATGATGAACATGATGTTAGGTGACATAGTTGAAGCTGTGTTTAAAGGTATATTACGCACAGCAGGCGTAGACTTTACGGATAACAACTATGTCACTCTAGACCTAGGGGGTGGCAGGCGACCCATCAAAGGTGAGTATGATCTTATCATGGATGGTAGAGTTGATGATGTTAAGTCTGCATCAGACTACTCTTATAATCACAAGTTTGTTAACCTTGAGACCTTGCAGGATAATGACCCCTTTGGTTACGTAGCGCAGCTTGTAGGCTATGCTACAGCAGCAGGTAAGAAAGTAGGAGGGTGGTGGGTAGTCAACAAAGCTAACGGACAACACAAGTACGTTTCCGCAAAGCACGTAGACGTTGAAGCAACCCTAGATAAGGTAAGGGAAACCTATGACTACTTAGAAAATGATGAACCACTAAAGCGTCACTATACAGATGTACCAGAGACATACCGTAAGAAGACTACAGGTAACAGAGTTTTATGCAGGGAGTGTGGTTTTTGTTCATTCAAGAAGGCTTGTTGGCCTGACTATCAAGACCTTCCATCTAGGACATACCAAGGTAAAAAGACACCACCTACGGTAGCTTATACCCAATTAAATACAGAGGATTATATATGACCAAGATTACGCTAGACGATATTGAATATGATTCGGAAGACTTTTCAAAAGATCAAGCTGCAACGTTGCAGGAAATCCAATATAACGGAAATGTAAAGAGGCAATTAGAGTATCAGCTTCATAGCGTAGTTACCGTTGGTGGCATATTGGTGGAACGTCTTAAAGAGTTATTAGTTGATGCCAAAGATACCTAAGAAGCGGTATCACGCTAAAGCTAAGTATAGGAGCGGTCTTGAAAAGAGTACCGCTCTTTTGCTTGCTGAGTGTCAGAAGGCTGTACGCTACGAGCAGCTAAAGATAGAGTGGGAAGACTTACGCTATCGCACTTACACCCCAGACTTCCAGCTGGATAACGGTATACTAATTGAGACCAAGGGGATATTTGATTCTGAAGATAGAAATAAGCATATACAAGTACGATCTCAGCACCCTGAGTTAGACATTAGGTTTGTGTTTAGTAACGCTAAGGGTAAGCTATATAAAGGCTCTAAGACTACTTATGGGTCTTGGTGTGAAAAGAATAATTTCTTATATTCCAATAGGTTAATACCTAGTTCTTGGTTGACAGAGAAGGGAAGATGTGTTATGCAAGAGGTCATACAACTAAAGACACAAAGGAGAAGTTCATGACTTATGATGTAGGTGTTGAAGATATTGCTTTATTAATAAGACCTCTAGGTAATGGGCGCATTGAAACGTGTATATACAAAGACCCTGATAACATTCTTGATGAAGAAGAATTAGAAACAGCTTTTCATATTGCAGTTAGTATGAGTGCTTTTTTTGAGTTGCTTGCAGATGACGATGATTCTGATATTATAACTGAGCTACTAAAGAGTAGGTTAGAGAAGAAGATGAAAGAGATTCTTGATACTGAGACAGATGAAGACACAGATAAAGTCGAAGACTTATACACCGCTGAAGGTAATGTAATACGTATAAATAAGTTTACTAAAACAGAAGGGACTTGTTAGGTATGAATGATATTATGGTAGATCATCCACCGCACTACAACTCAGCCTCTATTGAATGTATAGATGCAATGAGAGCTATGTCACTGGGTTCATACGTTGAACCTCATGATGCTTATTGTTGGCAAAATGCTTTCAAGTATCTATGGCGTTGGCCCTATAAAAATGGCGTAGAAGATTTGAAGAAGGCTCGTTGGTATATAGACCGACTTATTGAGGAGTTAGAATCTGATGGCGAGTAAAAAGTTTAGGGCTACTTTTGTACTTGATGTAGATGAAGAAAATAATATATTGTCATCTCATGATATTTATCACAACGAAGACATTAAAGATTTAATTGAAAAACTAGTCTTTGATATAGATGATGTAAAAGTCTGCTGTATAAACATAAGGGAACACGAATGATTACTAAAGTCGATATAGACGCATTCAAAGTTTACAATCAGACTCCTCTGGAAATGGTTAGAGACTTTGCAAGTGCAATGGGCCACCCCTTAGATGACAAATATGACCAAAATACTAAACTTAAAAAGCTTCGTCGCACTCTTATAGAAGAAGAGTACAACGAGTTATGGGATGCGGATTTACCTGTAGATATTTTAAAAGAGATGGCTGATCTTGTATACGTTATCTTTGGTCAGGCTGCTTCATTTGGCTGGGACTTGGATGAGGCTTTAAGGCGTGTACATAAGTCTAACATGTCTAAACTAGATAACCAAGGTAAGCCATTTAAGCGGCCTGATGGAAAAGTCCTAAAGGGACAAAATTACAAGAAGCCTGATTTAACAAATCTTGTATAGAGGAATAGATATGCAAAATAATTACCTACCAACAGACTACCAGATTTTCATTGCTACCAGCAGGTACGCACGTTGGCTTGACAAGGAGCTTAGACGGGAGACATGGGGGGAGACAGTTGCACGTTATATAGAGAACGTTATTAAACCTACTGTTAAAGATAAAAAAACTATAGACGAAATCCGTGATAGTATTCTTAACTTGGGTGTTATGCCCTCTATGAGATCACTTATGACTGCAGGTAAAGCAGCATCGCGTGACAATACCTGCATGTATAACTGTAGTTACTTACCTGTAGACGATCCTAAATCATTTGATGAAGCTATGTTTATCCTTCTCTGTGGGACGGGTGTCGGATTCAGTGTTGAGCGACAGTTCATCAGTAAGCTTCCAGATGTGCCAAAGCTCTTTGAGAGCGAGACTACTGTAGTCATCAGGGACAGTAAGGAGGGTTGGGCTAAGGGTCTTCGTCAAGTGTTGGCACTCCTGTGGGCTGGTGAAATT